CCAATAGTAAATCCGTACCATCTTATTGTTGAGCTTGGTTGTAAGCTTTACTGTGGTGCCAGTCTCATGTGGGTTGATGTGAATGGCTCTAATATCGGTTATATCTGTATACTTCTTGAGCATCTCAAAGAGTATATGTAGTAGCATTAGTTCTCCTGTGGTTGTGTTTTAAACGATGCGTAGGAGAGGTCGCTTCCATCAGCTTCCCTCACGATGCCTACGCTCACCGGCATGATTTTGGGCCCTCCACAATGGAACTGCACGCTCCGGCTGACTGAGGGGTACGGCCTTCATGCGAGGTTGCAGGATAGTCAGCCGTCATGAGATTAAAGGCCCTCCTCGGGCTCGTAGGCGTTTGGGTCGAGGGGTACGGGCTCTAGACCCTTCGAAGTGCGGTGGATGCGGTTCCAGGCCCCGTGGCACCCTCTACAGATCGGCTCGCGTTGGCCGTCTACTCGGATCGATGGAACGCGGTCTGGATTGAATGCGATAGGTCGCTGACAACCGGCGCATTCACCGAATGCGATGATGTGGGGCATTGTCTATCTCCTGCTGTGTGATAGAGTGTTACACAGTATATATACGTATTCGGTTACGAATTGACGACAGGGGGTGATATGGGTGGTTACGAGGTGGTTTACTGTGATCCGCCCTGGTCGTACACACACAATACCTACTCGGCTCGCGACAATGATGGTATCAAGTCCATAAGCTTGAGTCATGTTACAGATAAGTATCCAACGCTCAGCTTGGTTGAGATGATGTGTTGGGATTTGGAATCTATTTTAGCTGATGATGCTTTGATATTTATGTGGGCCACTGGTCCTGTATTGGAGGAGTCCTTTCCTCTCATGAATTCGTGGGGCTTTTCGTTTATGACGGTTGGGTTTGTCTGGGAAAAGGTAAAGGTGAACCCTGGCTATTACACAATGAGCAGTTGCGAATACGTGTTAATTGGAAAGCGTGGCACCATTCCTCAGCCGAGGGGGAGCAGGTCTGTTAGACAGTTTCATCAGGAGTTGTCTACACGTCACAGTGCAAAGCCTGATGAGATTCGCGAACGGATCGAAGAGATGTTTCCAACTCAGAAAAGGCTAGAGATGTTTTGCCGAACGCCAAAAGAGGGTTGGGACATATTCGGAAACGAGGTAGATAGCAGCATAGTCATCCCGAAGCGAAGCCGATTAGAGGTGAAGCGCCTTGGGAGTGTCATGTGGAGGAAGTGGGCATGAGTGTTGATGATATGCGTAATCGTTTAAAGATAAACCGGAATCCAATTCAGCGTCCTGGTGTAGATCACTGTCTCCGCACGACAGTTTTTGGTGGTCCTGATGCGTCTCGCGATGTTCGTCTTTATCTTGACAAGGCGAGCTTGAGGCACATGCTGGAGATTGCATCTAAGTCTTCTTTGGAGATGGCTGTTATTAATATGGCTGGTCTAGAGATTTCTGTCTACCAGGCTGAATCTGGACATACTTATGAGGTGTGGAAGATTGTGGGATTGGCCCCTAAGCCGCTAAGTTTTAGTTTTTAGGGGTGATATATGGATGTTAATAACTATCATTATTTAATGAGTTCTTTAACGACTCAGTTTCCTTTATTTCGTTTAGCTCTTTCTACTCATCAAAATACTCGCGGCAAGCCTATTTCGTTTGCTGACAAGCCGTATTTGATTGAGCTTTATACTGAGCTTCCCAAGTTGCCCGGTGCTGATATCCGTAAGGCAGTTCAGACTGGTTTATCAGAATTGTTTATACAGCTTATTTTAGAGCGTGCAGGCTGGGCGGGTAAAATTACAGCTTACGTCTTGCCTACATTTACAATTAGAGATCGATTTGTCCAGAACCGAGTGAACCCGTTACTGGCTTCTATCCCTGCTTATAAGATGCGAGCTACATCGGACGGCAAGGGAGGTCAGGGAAACCTTAAGCTGAAGCGTTTTGGCAAGGGCGCGATGATGTTTTTGGGCTCTAATACTGTAGCGGATTTTATTGAATTCTCTGCTGATGTTTTAGTTATTGACGAGTTTGATCAGTGTGATCCTGAGAATCTAGCTAAGGCTCGCGACCGATTAAGGGCTTCTGAGTACCCGCAGATGTTTCGTTTAGGGAACCCAACGTTGCCGCGCACGGGGATTAGTCGTCTCTATGAGCAAAGCGATCAGCGGATTTGGATGAGTCGCTGCAACCACTGTAATCATTGGCAGCCGATTGATTGGTTTGCTAATATTATTCATCGCAATGATACGGGCGATTGGGCTTTGCGTGACAAAGAGCGGATTGGTTCTAATTTAGATGCTCGACCTATGTGCGTTAAATGCAATCAGCCTTTTGATCGTGGCGTGAAGCATGGGGCGTGGGTTGCGCGTCGTCCTTCAGTAGATTGGCGAGGCTACACGGTTAGCCGTCTTGATTGTTTAACTGAAAACTATAAGAATTTATTTATGGAATGGATGAGCGGTCAGGGTCAATCTGAGATGCTGTCTACGTTTTACACATCTGTCTTAGGAATTCCGTATGAGCATAGTGGGTCACGATTATCAATGGAGGCTTTAAACAACGCATCTGTTGGTGCAGAACTCGATTATGGTGGTGGTGATGCGTATGCTAATGAGGTGGTCACATTAGGCATTGATGTTGGTGCAGTATTGAACTGTTCGCTAAGTGTGATGCGAAAGCGTGAAGACGGGACTTTATTACGTGATGCTCGCTATATTGGGGCAGTGCGGACGTTTCGTGAAGTGTCCGACATAATTCGTCGTTATCATGTTGATTGCTGCATAATCGACTCAATGCCTGAAACGCGCAAGGCTCAAGAGCTTCGTGATGAGTTTTTGAGTAGTGGATCTTGTCAGGTTTGGCTGTGTAGATTTCATCCGACCCAACGTGTTGGTCAGCAACTTTACGGTCTAAAGATGAATTTCAGGGAACGAGTAATTACTGTAGATCGTACACAGGTGTTTGATGCCACATTTGACGATATTAAGCACGGAAGGCGTCGTTTCCCATCTGACATTCAAACAGTTTTCGGGTGGTCTGCTCAGATGCGTGCCAGCGTTCGTGTGTTGAATGAGGGGAAGGGGCGTATCATTTGGACAGAAGGCAGGAACCCGGATCATTATCGTTTAGCTGGAATTTACGACCGCATTGCGTATGATGTTATGGAATACGGTGGTGGATATTTTGCTGCCTAGAGCGGTCAGCGAAGATGGACGAGTGGCAAGATTACTGGTTAAGGATGGAGTCCCGTTCTTCAATTTTGGAGAGGGAGTGTCTTCAGAATATTCATCAGCTAGCAGAGTGGGCGGTTGAGAATACTCGCGGGGATGTGGTGACGTGCAGTCCTGGCAATGCGACGAGCGCGTTAGTCATCGGAAATGCAATTCGCGCAAAGTGCCCTAAGTACTGGTTTTATGATACCAGGAATAATTTTAATTACTACATTCCTGATTCTGATTATGGCGCTTATGTGTATTCCAAACTGCATAGTTGTGACCCTGACAAGATGGTTGATCTATTCAATTCATTAAACTTAGGCTTGCCTATATTCAGTAGTGTCTTGAACAGTTTTAATATGGAGATTGAGATTCCCAAATCAATTTCATTTCTGCATATTAATGCAAGCCTTAATGTGTTGGTAAAGCGATGTTTAGATCTCTTCTATGATAATGTTGAAGAGGGCGGAATAATCGTTTTAGATGATTTTGGCTGGTGGGAAGGATCTCGCCGCGCTTTTTACAGTTTTTGTTTTAGTCATGGCGAGTATCCGTTGTTGGAGAGGTGTGGATGTAGCCAAGTGTATTGGATAAAGGGTCGCACTCATAATCGCATTAGTGGTTATAAAATATTGTAACCGCTATGATACTCTGAGTGCTGAAGGGGAAAGAGATGGCAAAGGTCATTGGAACGGGTACTACATTAGTACAGAAGGAAAGACCTGTAGTTGGCGGATGGCTCTCTGCGCCATCTGTTCGTAAGCGAAAGGGTTTAATTCCAACTTCTTCAATTAGCTCCACTACCGAAGTCAGTGTGAATGAAGTTCGCCCTAGCTCTATCCTATCAAATGCAGAGCTATGGTCAGTTTATCGTCGCACCCCAGATGTGCGTGCTGCCGTTGATTCAATTGTCCGGCGGGTGGCTACATTTGATTGGACGGTAGAGCCAACCGTGGATGCAACAAGCGATTTATATCTACAGGCTCTAGATATTGCTAATCGTACAAAAAGATTCCTGTCAGCCCCAAATAAGAATGGTGAGACATGGCAGGAGTTAATGACTGCTGCCCTTACAGACTTATTAGTATTTGATGCTGGTGCTATAGAAGTTGTTTTTGATTCTAAGAAAGAGCTTAAAGAATTAGTTGCTTTACCTGGAACTACAATTCGTCCTGTACTTAACGAACATGGAAGGCTGTTGAAGTATGTTCAGGATATGGGGGACGGCGGCCTCGGGGGAGCATATCTACGTCAAACCACTAATGGCTCTCCCCCAACCTTCAAGCCTGACGAGCTTGTCATGCTGCAAATGTTTACCAATACTCAGTCTGGTGGATACGGTAATCCATTAATCGAATCATTGGTTAATGAAGTTGTGACGTTGCTTCGTGGTTCTGAGCACATCATGCTTGCGTATGATGCGGATGAGATTCCTCCTGGGATTTTGGTATTGGCTGGTTTGGCTGGTAATGCTGCTCGTGAGGCTCGTGCAGATCTCCAGAACATGCGAGGGCAGGACCATAAGATCCGCGTACTGACAACTCCAGATCCGGCTGGTGCTGGTGCTAAGTGGGTTGAGCTAAGGCACACTCCTAAAGATTTAGAATTCGAGAGCATTATGCAACAGATCCGCCGTACTGTATGGCGCGTGTTTGGTGTAATGCCTGTTGAGATGGGGGCCTCGGACGCCCTGCCTCGCTCCACTGCACAGATTCAGTTGGACGTGTCCACTTCTCATTTAGTTACTCCTATTCTGGAATTGCTACAAGCAAAGATCAACGCTCGAATTATCCCCTTAGTCGTTGGCGATGCAGACCTAACAAAGCTCGTCTCATTTAAGTTCGATCGAACAGCCCACCCAACAGCGGAAGATGCTCAGTATTTGTCTCAACGCTATCAGCGTTTAGTCGGAATTGGCGTAATGACACGGAACGAGGTCAGAAAAGAGATTGGTCTTCTGCCGATTCTGAATGGTGATGTTCCTACTGTAGACACGGCTCAGGGTCCGGTCCCGCTGGACATCTTGGTTAAAGAGGGTCCAGTTGGCGCATTAACCATTGAAGAGCCTTCAGTAGAAGATGAAATTACATCGAATGTTAGCCAGCAAGATATTGAGGACATTGGTGACGAGGCTCCTGGCGAAGTGGCATTGTCTAATCGATCGGAGCCATCCTATTTTGGTTATTTGCCAAGTGAATGGCAACCCGAAGGATTCTTTTCTAAGTATCGGACAATAGAACTAGAGCGCCTTGGCTTTGCAGTTGCTCAGTACGCAAAGTTTGTTCAGCCGTATTGGAGAGAGGCGCGAGACGAGCTTGTCTCTTCTTTATCTGCTAACTATAAGGATGGAAAAATCTCTGATGAGGCGGCTGCTAATCTCAGGAATGACGTAGGCAGAGCCGTCGATAAGCTAGCTACAAAGTGGGGCGTGGCGACATACCCGCTTTACCTGGAGGCAGCAAAGATCGCTCATGAATCAGCTTCCAGGTATGTAGATGGAACGATTGAGATTGATTACGAGTTACTATCTAAGACATTTAACAATAATGCCATGTTTTACCTGACAAATGCTGAGGGGCTGTTGGGTGTAATGAAAACAAAAATGGTTATGTTTATTGATGCTTTAGTTGCTGATGGTCCTGTAATACGAACTAATCCAAAAACTCCACAGATTAGTGCTCCTAAAGACGTTGAGCCTGGGATGTCGATAGAAGAAATGCTCGAACGCGCAATACATGCGTGGGATTCTCAGGAGAACCGAATTGAAAATTGGTCAGGAAAACTTGTTGAGCTATCAAATATTGTAGCTGTATCCAGTTTGTCTTCTGCTGTGCCTTTTACACAAGTTGGCGGCGGCGATGAATGGTATTACGAGTGGGTTGAAGTGGGCGATAACCGCACTTGTTCGACATGTAGATCTGAAGGCGCGATGGGATTCCGTGCTCTGAGTCAGATCAAGATTCACCCTGGTGGTGGTACTGTATGCGGCGCACGTTGTCGTTGTGTGCTTGTTTTCTGGAAAAAGAGCGAGGTAGACTCTGGAGTTGCTGAGATTCTGGGGCCTGCTGAGGATGAGTAGCGCTCTAATTATTTTAGTGGAATTCTTTGGATGTATAAATTATCAATTACAGGTTATTATCTTGACGTATGAAGTATAATTGGGCTACCGTTTAATTGGTAATTCTATTAGATTTCATTTTAAGGATGACTTCATGAATGAAAAATCTAGTGACGTTGTGTCTGCATTTTCAGATATTAAGAGCATCAAGCCGGAAATTTGCGAATCTTCTGGTAAGCGCTATCGTGTAATCAATTGTCGTGAAGAGTTCACTTTGCCTTTGTCTATGAGAAAGTCAACTGTGTTACCTGAAGTAAAAGTTGATGTGGATGCGACGGATGCTCCTGCTGTGGCGGGTGCTCCAAGTCGTCTTGTTGAGGGTTTGGCTAGTTCTACATCTAGACGCT